CCAAGCATCTCTTAACTTAATTGCCTCCTTTTCTGACTGTGAATCAGTCCCCAGGGAGTTGGTTATGTACCCCAGGGCTTTGTCGTGTTTAATTTCATCTTTTACATTGGATTCAAGTAATGCCCTTGCATGTGAGGGGATTTCCTTATCAAGTGCTTCTGTAATAAAGTCACCAACTGGGAGTTCCATGTGCCTAATAGCAAGGGCACGGTAAATCGCTTCTTCAGAGCCTTCCTTAAGCTTTCCAGCTGTAGTTTGGACAGGCGTCCATGTTCTCTTTCTATCGAGTAATTTATCATATGGTGTTTTTCGCATTATTCTATTTAAAGCAAGGTCCATTCATCCAAGATGTTATACATATACGTTCACCTGATGTAACAGGTGTAACTCTATGTGGTATCCATGATGGAAATATAATTGCTTCTCCGATATCAGGTTTAAGTGAAAGTCTTTCTTCAGGAATATACTCAAATTCTAAGTGACCACCTTCATAATCATCTGTCAATAAAAGTGACATAGATAGTTTCCTTTCTTTATTAAGTTCATTTTGCTCTTCTTTTTCTGCAGTAGATTTTCCATCAATATGCCATTTAAAAAAAGATCCTTTTTCATAATAAAGAACTTGTATTCCAGAATCAAAATGATCAATATCATAATGAAAGAAATCATTATTAGCACTGATAAACATATTATGCAGTATACCAGCTATCCAATGATCCCAAGGTAACCAATAAGTTTTAGAATCTCGAATTGATTTCATTTCTATTTCTGGACCTACCATAGAAGGTAAAGGTGTTAATAAATTAACTTCTTTTAGCATTGCATCTAAAATAATACCTGAAACACCAGACTTAGTAGAATAAATTGTCTTTTCACTTATATTTTTATTCATTCCTGACAATCGCAAGAAACAGGTTCATTTAAAATGTCCTTCAAGTAATCATCGACTTCAGATTTCTCTAATGCTGCATACGCATCGCTCTTATCCTGTACATCGCCCATCACTTGTAGGCTGTAGTAAAGGGAGGTTTGCGGTGATAGCAACCACTCTTCCACGAAGTTTCTGTCGTATGTTACAACATCACTCCAGCTATTAAATGAATAGCCGTGAAGAAGTCCCGTATTATCTAACATGATCATTATTTGGTTAGTTACTTTATAGTAAGCATCCCAACCAACTTCTGTGGCAATTTCTACATCACCATAATTATAACTCTGTACTCCAAAGGTTCCAGAGTCTCTATCAACTTTTCTAGCGATAGGAGGTGCTATCTCAGGAGTGGATGTGTAGCCATCTAGATCCTTTGATCTGTAACTACAGCTAGCAGTGGGAGCTATAGCAAAAGCTCGCACCATATAATTCTTTCTAGCTATATATGCACCTGCCTCAATACCTTCTTTCAAAGCATGAGCTAATGCAAATGCATCTTCTTTACCATTATAAGGTGTTTGATTATTTACTGAATCTAAAGCTTCACCAAATTCTTGATATGTTACGTCGTACCTTCGTAGGAGATTGGCCAATCCAAGCATTCCGAGCCCGACTTGCCTATCTTTGTCCGAGGGTAGGTACTCTCCAGTCCCTCCAACACCTGTTCTGCCATGGAGATCGCACAGCTCGGACATACCTTGAGCGAAAGCCTCTTTGATATTCCGTGTATCACAGGCTGCGAGATTAACATGCTGGAGCAAGCACGTTCCTCGTGAGGGCAGGTAAACCTCAAGACACACATTTCCGTAGATTCGTTGTCCATTGTTGTCATATTTTATTTTGTTAAGCCAGATGTCGCCGCTTTTAATTCCTTCAAGGATGGCGTCTTTTGTTCGGCTGTCTGTTTGAGTCCAGAGTCCTGAATCAATGTCGATGCATCTTTTAACCCAGGCAAGTTCAGACCTAGGAGTGCGCACGAACTCAACAATATCGGGGTGGTCAATATCAAGGTGAAGTACAACAGCCCCGTTCTTGTAGATCCCGCCTCTTCTAAGTGTTTCATTTAAAGTAGAATAAATTTTTCCGAATGATGTTGGACCACTAGCTGTTAAGCCTTTTCCATTTTCATGTCCTCGTGGTCTCAACTTTGATAGGTGCACAGCGCACCCTGCCCCATTTCGTAGGGCATGAGATACAAACCTCCAACTAGCTTCGATCCCTTCTGGACCTTCCATACTATCGTCAACGACGAATACAGTACAGCTCACTGGAAGTCTTGATTCTGGGTTATCCAACCATTGTTGGACCCGACCAGTGCGGGAGATAAGTTCTGCGGTCATTTAAAATAAGTCTTCTAAATTTGGTGGTGCATAATTTGGTCCTTTCAAGACCTTTCCGTCTTCACGGTAGATTGGCTTGCCGTCTTCGTCAAGCTTGGATAGGTTGCTCTGATGTACACGGTGTAAAGCTTCGTCAAGAAACCATCCCATATTCTCTGCATACTGGTAACAAACATAAACTAAATCAGCGAGTTCTTTAAGGCATTCGGATTGTACATTCTTACCATGACGGAATAACATACCATCAGCTTCTAAGAATTCTTTAAACTCTTCGACTATCAAATTCTTTTGACATTCCCTATCAGGTCTAAGTGAAGAGCTTTTAAGGTTGTACTTGGATCGGAATTCCTTCGCCTGCTCGGATAGAAATGTTTTCTTCATGGTGGAGTTCGTTCTCTAAATAGTGGATTGCTTTTTCTAAGTCTTGTATTTTACTATCTTTGTAACCTGCTCTGCAGATATACTTAATAGCATTACCGAGGTGAAAGTTAAGTCTTTGATCTCGTATGAAATCCCAAACCTGATATGTACCTCGTTGATAATAAGATGGACCTTGTTCCATTAGTTATGGTAATTTATTATTCAAATGTTCAAATCTATAAATATCTACTGTCTCTAGCTGTAATTTAACATGAGGTTTTGCTACGAATTCGTTTAAATCCTCTGTTAGATCTTCATGGTCTAATGGAAATATTCCATGAGGACTAAGCATAGTTGCAAATTTATGTTGTTCAATAATATTTTCTCTTAATTTATAAATTTGATTGAAATCAGTTGATGTTGCTTTTGCCCAGAAAACTATAACTCGTCTTGTACCACTTGTAACAGGTTTAACTTGATGTGGTAACCCTGTTTCATATGTAATACATTGTCCTGCATTCAACTTAAATGATTCAACTTTACCATCTATGTATAGTTCTAATTCACCGCCTTCATATGTATCAGCATCATCAAGGAATACTGTAGTACTAAACATACCAGTCCCTTGGGGATCATCTATATGAGGTTTATAAAAGTCACCCTTATCCATAACAGAATACATAGGTGGTGTTATATTAACTGCAGTAGTCCACCAAGACCATGCATTACGAGTGTTAAAAAGCTTAGGAGATAACGAATCATATAATGTATTATCCTGACTATAAGCTTCTTTATTCTGTTTAAGTTTAAGTACTAATTGTCTTTGTGGAAGAGTTACTTCATTCCAACTTCTAACAGAAGTTTCCCCATCATGTAATTGTAATAATCTACAATAATCTTTTATTTGAATTACTTGTTTTTCATCGAAGATGTCGAAAATTCTATACTTTTCATTATATCTGGAGGAAGTGTTGGCCATTGTTGTACTAAATTGGTGAGTGAGTTACCAAGAACAAAGTTCTGGTGTTGTAAAGCTAAGAAAACAGAAATAATATGTTCCTTATTGCTTTCATATGTTTCGCGGACTTTATCTTCAATTTTTCTCATCTGGAAGTCCTGTTCCAGAGTCAATTTTGTAATCGGAGGAGGGGGACCATAGAATGGGTTGTTTGCTTTTGAAGTCATAGTCTTCTGAGGTAAGTATCTTTGCGAGTCTAGAATTAACTAAAGCATCGTCTTCTGTAAGTCCTTTATCCTTAAATGCTTTGACTACAGTTTTCCAACTATAACCATGCTCTTTGAATAGAGTTTCAGCTCTCTTGATTCCAATTCCTGGGATTCCAGAGTAACCATCTGTTTGATCCCCTGCCATAGCTTGAATTAGATGCCATTTAGCACCCTCCTCTTTACTGACT